CGAGTGCATACGATATTATACGCCAGGGCTAGCGCCCAGAAACATATCGTTTCTGTCGGGAACGTGGTAGCATTACCCATACCTGCAAACTTTATCAGTTCGTAGGTAGTGGCATCGCCCTGAATACGATACTTCGGTGACCTTACGGCCATCAAGGCATTGTACCAGTTCGATGGAAAAAGAACTCTTACGAGTTCAGTGGTAATACTATCGGATGCATCCTTCAGGTCGAGGGTTGCATACGTACCCAATACAGAAGATATAGCAGAAATAGCTCCATTAACTGACTGATCTGATAAACAGATCATATCAGTTGAAATGGCCGACTCATGAAGTGCATCTTTCATGCACTTCATGAGACCCTGCTGTATCCACTGCTTAGCGACAGGCTCACACGTGATTACACGTGGACCTCGTGCGTCCTTTGGGACGAACAAGACCCGCGCTACGTCATCATGAGTCTGCCCTTGTTGCCACTCGCGGATATTATCTGCGAGCGCATGGGCACCTGAGACATAATACGATATATCGTATATGTCGCCCATGGGTTCCGCCATCTTTCGATGGTAAGGCTTCTCCCACGGCTTTTCGCCGCCGGAGACAGCCCCGGGACCATGTGAGGGAGTAATGTCCATAGGGTCGTTATTGCTAACAACCCTATGAACAAGATGACGAGCTACCATTAAGGTTTCTCGCCATCTCCGGTCGAACCTGCTCCAGTTCTCGTCGACAAAGAAGCATTGAGCTTCTTTGACGAACGCCACTTCGAGCAGGCGTCGATCACGACTGTGAAAATCTGCAGCAAAAGCTGCAATACTTTCATTGTCGAACTCCTCTCGCATCTTGTATGTAAGATATAGTACGCTGCGAATGTAACGTACCATATCAGCGGTAGCCTCCTTTCGGAGGATACCAGAGTCAGTATGCGTGCATAAGAAGAGCCTACGCGCGAAAGCGGGTAGGACAGACCTTACGGTCTTGTTCTTATACCGCTTCAGCCCTTCCGGACTGAAGACACTAGTTCCATCTAAGGAACGAGTGTAGGAGTTACCTACTTTAGCAAGAGTTTTGCTAAAGAAGGCACAACCCTCGGAACGCATACGTCCTCGAGCATAGTCAATATCTCTTTTGAGAGATATATTCTGTGCTCGTCTACTCAAGTTAGTACTCAAGTAGGCGTCTCGAAGCACGGCCTCAAGGAGCTCTAAATAGAGCTGGCTTTTCGGGATATCCATAAGGATAGTCCTTCCAAGCACCCTGAGGTAGATGGGTATAGGAATTTTCCTATACCCATCGTGAATTCAGAGACCTAGGAACCCTGCGTTGGGTCGGCATACGTTTCGGGAACGAAGATGCCCTGTTCAAGGGCCTCAACGGTCACGCCACGGTTAATGCCGGCGTACGCAAGGTACACCAGGAGTCGCAGCAGCGCCGAGTCAGCGCCCGAGCGGGCGTTGGC